GTAAAATACTTTCAAAAGAAATGAATGATATTAATAAAGAAATTTTAAATAAAATTAAAATCTTACTAAAATTAGAATGGGAAAAGGTAAAGCAATTTAATTAAATTTATTTGGATTTTTATAATGTAAAGCCCTGCTTACAGGGCTTTTACACAAATGCCTACATCCACCTTGCTATTGATCGTATGAGCTGTGCATCCCGAAAACAGAATGCATAGCAAAATCAGAACTTTCATAGTGAAATGCGGTTAGCAATCCAGCCATAGAAAAATTGTTTCTGGCTAGGGTTTCGCTCACAGATTTCTATGTAACGTTGGCCTTGCATGATATTAAGAACTCTCACCAATACTTTCTCGCCTTCTTTCCCCCGCTTGACCAAATAGGTTCTTAGAGCACTTAACGTAGCTGTTCCATAGATTCCATCTACAGTTAGATCTGGAAAACCAGCCTTACCTTGGTTGTTCAGCAAGTTCAAAGCACGTTGTAAAAGAGGTTTTGCAAATCCAGTACCACAGTTTACACCGGTATCTAAAAGCTCTTCGGCCACTACTGAGCTGACTGTATTCACTTGGTCAAAACGCGGAGCCGTCCAGTACTGTTTTTTATAAATTGCTTTGGCCACTTCAAGTGGTAAATCTTTCATATTGCCCTTAAAACCATTTGTACGAGCTATTGCTTCAGTGATACCGTACTTTGTTACGCCTCCTCGATCCGCAGGATTATTTACATAACCGCCTTCGCGTTGAATCAGTTCATCAAGATATTGTTCAATATTCATTTCATTTTTCCTCAGATAATAAAAAACCGCCCGAAGGCGGTACGTAATTAATAATGCGACTATTTCAGAGCCAAAATAATCGCGATAACGATGAGTCCCACAACTAATCCAAAATTGGTGATTGCCTGTAATAGCCCTGCTCGGTCAGCACCTTTCTCGCTCATTTTTCCATCTACCTTTAATTCAGATTTTGATGTATGCTTATGCATAGAGATATTTCTCCTTAATCTTGCTCTGGTTAAGTTGATAAAGAACCTCAGTGTTGGCGCACTGGGGTTTTTGCTTTTTTGAAATAAAGTACATTTCGTATTTCCCATAGAATTAATAGACGAACTTTACCCCTTTCCGTTTTTTAATATCAGACGGAAGGACTTCCGCTGACTTTGTTAAAAAATTGTTTCTGTGAGTTGACGCACGCTTCATACACGTTTTCCTCCCCTAAAAAAAAGAATTACCACCCGAAGGTGGTCGTTTCATAATATTGGTTGTCAATAGGTTTTCGTAGTAGTCAGCGGCTTGCAGTGTCAACAGGTAGTTTCTCTCTTATACGTGTACTTCTAAACAAAACCGCCCGAAGGCGGCATTAACTGTTCTCAATGTCTTTTCTGGCTTTCTTAAACTCTTTGATCACTTCAACGATCGTTTTACCTTCCTGCTTATCAATGAAGTTAAAGATCCATCGGACTAAAGCCCAACCGGGTAAACCACAAACAAAGAAGAACCCACCAAGTGCAATCATCCCCCATACATCAGTAACCCATTCATGAAGCCCCCACTTCACAATAATGAATGAGCCGCCTGCCAAACTTGATACAACCGTACAGATCAAGCCCACTGCCCACTCTTGTGGTGAACGTGGCATACGGGTCATTAATACAACTGCTGCAACTAAAGCGACCGCTAAAGTCACCATGATTGCTGCACCATAAAATTTTAAAATTGCTGTTAAACCGCTAGTGGAAACTGGTTCCATTAATATCTCCAGAAAATAAAAAACCGCTAGGAAGCGGTAGTTCTTCGTTGTCCAATCCATCATTGGACCGACCATAAAAAAGCACCCGGTTGGGTGCTCAAAGTTCTTTTAAGATTTAAAGGGTTTGTAGAATTTTCCCTCCGTTGATCAATTGAGTTGTTAGCGGTGCCACCCCAACAATTGCAGGTCCGCCCGGCCCCGGCTGACCTTCAGTCGTTCCATGGTATTGCCAATTCCATGTTCCATCATTGGTAGACTTGGTACCACGTTCGCCCCAGTTTCCACCATCACCTGATAATGGAGACCCATAACGGTCATTTTGGGTTCGGTAACCCTTCCCGGGTACCGAAGCTTCAGCATCAGTGATTTTCATAACCAATAAATAACTCTCCAGATAGAGGCGATAATCTTGTGAGTCATTTGAAATCGGCTGTCCAGTCATGACCCGACCAAATGGTGCTCCAGCACCACCGGGAATTCCCTGAACCCCATAAGATGATCCAGTGTAAATACCACTTGGTGTTGCTCCACCACCTGAACCGCCTCGAGCTAACGTCCCTCCATCGATAATCAGGTTTAGTTTGCTGTGCCGGTTCAATAAACCTGGTGCTCCCTGAAAACCATCACGCCGGGTTTTGGTAAAATTGAAGTCTGAATCTTTTTCCCAATCTCCGTAAGCTAGATGTGGCAACCCGCCATCACCACCACGTCCAACAACTGAGCCTTTAATCGTTAGATTCACCACCAGATCGGGCGGGAACTCCCCTGTATCTATCGCCGGTAATTCTGAGGCAGCTGGAACGATATACTCTCGTTTTGCAGGACTAGAGTTATAGTCGAATTTATAGACAAATCTGGTTTCCGGTCGATAAGAACTTGAACTTGAAACCAATGCACCTGCTTCAACTACAAAACTGATTTCGCCAGTCGTTGGTAAATCACCTCTTTGCATTTGATATAAACGTGCCAGATTAATATCAAGCTGGTCATATCGAATATAAATCGGTGAATCATCTACCGGCACATCAATAAAGTCCTTGTCATTGAGGTAATAGCGCTCATCATAGTTAATTGCCGTAATGGTATTTGAGAACTGGTCAGCCGGTTCTCTTTTTGCAACCAGATAAGGCAATGAGCCTTTGGTATCGTCATTAACCACCGTATAGATAGTATTCACAAAATCATCAGGACTAAGCTTTAAGGCCCCGTTCGGTAATCGGCCTAAAACTACCTTGTTCTTGGCTGAACCCGGTGTAATAGGAATTAGGTCCACGGTACCATCCCCCATTTGCAGATAGATCACATAGCTCTTGCCTGCAATGAAATCTACATCATGGCTTAGGGTGAGAATTAAACCTTCTTGCTGTACCACTTCCCCGCTTTGATGAATACCATTGCGATAATCTGCTACGGCAATACGGTCACGTAGCACAAGCAATTCAGACTCAGGCGCCGCATCAAAGGTAATGGATTTACGTTGGAACCGAAGCTTGTTCCAGAGCCGGTACGCATTGAAATGAGCTTGCCACTTGTTACGTACACCCACAGATTTCACCTCTTTTGGGTTCTTGGCTCCTTTATCTGGAAGATAAATATTGATACGGCTATCATCGGACGGATCCGTATATTCATAGATCAGTCCATCGTAATCATCCATCACGCCAAAGGTAAGGTCATGCTTGTAACTATCTGGAATGATATTTCTGAAGTTAAACAGCATTACCGAGTTATCAGTTGGCCGTTCAAAATAAAGCTTGAGCTTATTGTTTTGCCGATATGCGGTACAAAACACTGCATCACAAAGATTGGTGACCAGCTCTTCGAATGAGACATTTGTGTCATCAAGCGTAGTACAGAACTCAGCAGCTAGCGGTGTACCAAAATAGTCCACTACATCGTTATAAGTACGATAGATGTTTTCTATATCAATCTCTTCAATCGTACGACGGCCAATCTTGTCATCCAGTGCCATTGAGACCAATGCATCAGCAAAGCTTGATGTTGGAAATAGCTCTGTTGTCATTCCTCCATTTTTATAGGTTGGCAACATCCGCTGAAGATCGAAATTGATCTTTCGAGATTTAACCGACAATGCTCCAGTCGTTGCATATGTACGTGCACGGAAAACCGTTTCATGCTCATACGTTGTGCTTTGCAATGGATATGCACCGTATAGTGCTTGCCACTTCACATCATCAACAACAGTTGTAACTCCAGGAGTTGGAGTTAAACGGCGAGCACGTACACTGCAGCGGCCCTGAAATGTGACCATATCCAGCGTTGCCCCAACAGTTTGCCGTGACTTAGCCGAACCCTTGAGAATGATCTGCTTTAGCATTGGATTGCCAATGGCTGCACCAGATTCATTTACCGGCGTTACTTCAACCTCAATCGTGACGTTTACAGCTGCCTGATTGCCCCCTGAAGAAACGGTATAAAGTCCATTTGTGGCCACAAAATTACAAAGCACTCGACTACGTTCAATATTGTCCAGAATGAATGGGCCAATCCATTTCTCACCGATGGATGCAAGCTTTGGGGATGCAGCAGCTGTTTGCTGATTAGATAGCTCTTTTAGCTTTAACCAGTTTGGGTTAACCACAGCAGGATTTGATAATGTCATACGGTCATCGGCAACGGATAAGACACTGTAAGTACCGTTTAAATCGTATGTTTGCCCGTTATAAGTAAATGAAGCATTAGTGATTTCAATGCGATCATTGCTGACAAATTTAGTCGTTAAATCGGTATTGTTAGCAGCAGCTCGCAGGATCTCGTTTGGATACGAAAAAAGAAGGTAATTGGTCCCTTCTAAAGTCTGTGTATCAGCTGGCCGTAAGACTTGACCGTTAACAGAAGTTTGATGCTGTACGGTTAAAGGCGGCGTGGTAATTTCAGTACCAATCGAAAAGTAAGGTTCTCCTGAAACGATATCTACACCTGGTCGAAAGACCTCTACCGATGCCCCAGCAATATCAACGATATTGGTTTCACCGTCGTATGCGCCTTTAATATGATATTGACCCCGGCCTATGCACCCGACCATATGTTCAACTTCAATATTGTTTTCATAAACCTTGTAAGGCACAGCTATTGAATCAGGCGTATCCCAAGCAGCACCATAAATATCTGCAATGCGCCCATTCACCCGAATTTTGTTTTCACGATTTGAAAGTTCGTTATTTGCCGATGAAGATTGATTAATATTCTGAGTAGCCTGCGCCATCGATGGCGTAGGCATTAGAAACGCGATCGCGATACTAATTACAATTGAAACAATAGCAGCAACCCATTTGGGATTCTCAATAACGATAAAAGTACCTGGTAAAAAATCGAGTTGTTTTAAGTCATATGCATTTTTAGGTGTAACTTCATTGGCAAACGAAATTTCCGCATGGTCCATATTGCTAGCAGTATGAAAAATACGGATATGCTCAGGCATGTGCTCATATTTTGAAGTAAGCCACTGTCCTATGGTATGTGCGTATTCAATTGTCTTTTCTTCAGACAATGCATCTTGCTTATAAATAACTTTAATCATAATAACTGACTCGACTAAACCCCATTCCCATGACGACCTCTTCAGGTAAATAAGTGACTCCGCTTTCCATTAGATGAAGAATCTTTTGTTCACGAAAAAGCCCCACATGCGGGGGCTTGTTTCTTTGTCTTGGATGGAAGGCGACAATGCATCCCTCCTTAGGCATGGGGAGCGGATTTAAGAGTTTTAAACGTGATGTTAGGAAGGTAATTTTCCCTTTTGGTTGCATAAACAATTCAAGTGCCTCACCTCGATCTACTCCATAGAGATCCATTGCTGCTTCATGGACAAAATGGACACAGTTGTAATGCTCTTCGTCGTATTGCTTATCAAGCAAATGATCGTGACTTTTCATACTGCCCCCTTGAGTCCACTAAAACGATCAAGAGAGAAAATATCCCCTGTTTTATTTGTGTTTAGCCGTGGTGATTCAGCCTTGAATGTCACAGCCTTATGGTTCATCGCAACACTGGAGAGTTGCAGTCCAAGTAAATAAAACATTGGAAAATTCAGATTGTCTGAACTGTAAATCCGGTAATTTACGGTTGGCTTTACATCTGGATATTGCCCTTCGATTACCCGTTCAAACTCATCAGGCATCACATCACCTAGACCAGAGATAGAAACGGTTAATGTCTGGTCTAGATCACCCAGCATTCCGGATCTTTGAATCGAAACTGGCAGAAATTCATAATAGACCTGACCAGCTCCCACCTTATGCTGGACATAAACACCACGATCATCATTTCGAACAACGCGATAAGTATTTAGAAAAGATGGGTGTGATAACTCAATACATTCCAGTTGATAGACATCGACTTTACGATTGAGAAAGAATTTGGCGTATTCGTTATCCATTAGACCTCCCAATCTTTGATCAAGGCTGCATCAGCTGTTAGATTCGGCTGGTTTTGAATAACTTCCAACTGTGCGGTTACCCGGTATAGATTTCCATTCACTTCATTAGTTTTGAAAGACTCGGGAATAAAGTTGCATTGATATTGCTGACGTGCTCCCTGGTCAATCACCAGATCCGCATAGAATGAAGCTGGCTTATTCTGGTATATCCTCCAGAAGGCCATCATTTTATTAAAATCGGATTTACTTAAATTCCAGTTCACATCGACAATATGGCTATTACGCTTCACATCGATGTAATAGCGACCACGCCCACCATCCATTTGCTGACGCTTCACATCATCACCCGGTGTTACGCCATAGCCGCTGGTCTGAGGATTTAGCTTTAACTTGTACATAACTTTCCTTTAGGCAATAAAAAACCACCTCGAAGGGTGGTTTGATGAAATAAGGTTTAGATATTTAAATTAATTACAAAAACGATTTAACATTAAGAAATCGATTTAATAATAGTTTCTTTACCATCTTCAAAAATCTCTTTCACTACAAACTTGCAGTAAGCTCCATCTTGAGATGGTTCAGTCAGTAAAGCTGGATTCACAAAATCTTTGATCTGTTTAAAACGGATCAATTCATAATTTCCATTTCTTTCCAACTGATAGTCCATTTTTACATCACAACTATACATAGTAGTTGACCCAATAACAGAAGTAAGCCTGAAAGTTAATTTCTTATTTGCGGGTACTTTAAACTCAAAAAACTCTTCACCATTATTTAAACTGATTGTGGGTTTAGGCATATTTAATTTTTTGGGCTCATGCATAGAGCCATACTTTGTTAAATTATTTGAAATCTGCTTAGTTATTAGGTTTTTTGAAATTTTTTCACCCTCATTATTTTGATAAGTAATATAAAACTGCACCATGGGTACATTACTTCTATAAACCCTTAAATTCGCTGTATCACCTGCTATTTCATCTTGATACATATTTGTAGATCTTACGAGATTATTTACCGCAGGAATGGCACATCCCGTAAGGCCTAAAAGTGTTGTAGAAATTACAATTATTTTTTTCATATCTTAACCATCAATTTTAATGCCAACAGACTCTATCACCTTGAAATTTAAATATTATGAAAATGAACCCTCCGAAAAGGGTTCAAATTATTAAGTACGATTTCTTCTCGCTGTCGTATTCTCAGTCAAAGACCGACTAATGGTTGAGTTTGGATTCCCAATTTGATCACTTACAAGCTTCGGTACCGTTCTTGGAAGCTGCTTATCCAGTTCATCTTTAACAATGATCCGGACTGTTTGCTCATCCAGTTGTTCGGCTTCAACTGTTGCACTACTCACCTGATTAATCACTTCAATCTTAAAATTGATAGTAGGTGTAGAAGGTTCAATTGAAGACATAATCTCAGCTTGAGGTCGAGCAGCTTGACCTATCGTGAAGTCTTGAACATCCTCAAGATTTGATCGATCCTGAACTAAACCATTGGATGAGAAGTAGACCTTGCCATCGTGGTATAGATCAGAAGTTGCTGAAGTAGGTACGTTGCCATTGCCCTTATAAATAATCTGATCATCTTGAACCGGTTGATTAAAGATGTTCGAGATTTCTTTGCTCTGGTTAAAAATCCTTGAGCTCTGATTGGCCCGATTCAAGATACTCTCAAAAGTGGTATGGTTTTGAGCATAGTTAGAAACAAATGATTCTGGACTTGTCGCCCTTCTCATCTGTTCAACTTTATCAACACCACCCCATTTTTTAATATCATCTTGGGACCAAACAATTTCTCCTTTATGCACGGCACCAGCAATCTCATATTTATTACCTTTGCCTGTATAGCCTCCATCTGCAAAACCATTGTCTTTGAAGATAGAAACTTCTTTCAGCAATTCTTTCTCAGCATTCTGCACGGTACTGTTTGAAATATTACTATTTAGAACTTTTGAGTTAGAGAGACTAGAAATGATCGACTTGCTAGCATTAAAGGATTTACTACTTTGAATCGATTTATCTAGAACTTCGCTAAAGCTGGTGTTGTTCCCAGCATACTGGTTAGTAATGCTTTGAACATCTCCCGATCTTGACGCCGCGTCTTTACTTGACTTGAAAGCATTAACGATAATCTGATTCTCTCGAGTAGGCTGATTAAAGATATTCGAGATATTTTGATTATCATTAAAAGCTTTAGAGCTTAGGAATGAACGATTAAAGACATTTTCTGCTGAAGTGTTGTTAATAGCATGATTACTGATAAATGCTTCAGGATTTGCACTCTTACGCATATTTTCAACTAACCCAACGCCACCCCAACGGCGAATATCCTCTTGCGACCAGACCACCTCTCCTTTATGGACAATACCGGCAGGTTCATATTTTCCACCAGATCCAGTGTAACCACCGTCAGCAAAGCCTTGATCTTTGATTGCCCGGATGTTTGCAATGATGCTTGCACCCTGTGCAACGGCTCCAGCAATTAATGGAATGTTAAGAGGAAAACCAGCTTTTGAAGCTGCTGCAATATTTTGCTGAATCGCAATACCAGCTGCTGCAATCGCATAAGCTTTATCTGCAGCGAACATAATCTTATATGCTTTCGATTGCTCACCAAACATTGAACCAAACATCGATGTGAGTGAACCCATCATTTGGCCACCAAATGCAATTTGAGTGTTCAAGCGATCTTGTTGATACTTATCTTCAATATCCTTAGCATTCTTTGCATATTCAGCAGCAATCTGATTACGTTGATCTTGAGCAGTTTGAATGATAGCTGTTTTCTGATTTTCGTAATCCTGCTGACTTATAAGCTGTTGCTCAAATTGTGCATTTAAAGCCTCAATAGAATTTTGTTCATTTAAATTAACCGCACCTTGCTGACTATCAAGTAGATTTGTCGCGGCACTTAGGCGGCTAGATCGTTCTTGATCTAGTCTATAGAACTCACCACTGCCATTCATATCAGCTTGAATACCACCCCATGCTTGACCAGCTTTTGCTGCACGATCAAATGCTTCCAATCTTTCCTGATCACGTGATAATGCCAGTCGCTTACGTTTTTCCTCCTCGTCTTTTACCGTCTTGGCGATTTCTTCTCGCTCCAATCGGTAGCGTTCTTGCATTGCCTCAGTTTCTGAAAGCAAGAATAATTTAGCTTGAAACAAACGTTGCTCTTGAGCAAGTTTTAGTAAACCTAATTCTTGTTGCTGCTGTTGAGCTAACAAATTAACAGCCTCTTTACGCTGTTCTTTCGTCATCTCTAAGTCGTGTTCGGCTTCAAATTGACGTTTTACAAAACTGTCCTTTAAAAGCTGCTCTTCCGACTTAGTGAAATCACGGAATGAATCAAGTTTAGTTTTCGTTGCCTGCTCAGCAATAGCAATCTCATTATTTGCACGTGCTTGGAGTTCTGCTTTAATTTCGGCCTTTCGTTCAGGGCTAAAGTTAGCTTTATCAACTTCTTCCAGTTTATTAGAAAGATCATTTCTAATTTTTGTGACTTGATTCGCAACTTCATTTTCTAATTTAAGCCGAAGGTTAGCTTGTTCTTCTGCCATTTTGGTGGCATCTTGAATAAGCTTATCGAAGTCTTTTGATGAAATATCGCCAGCTGTATAGCCATTAATACCTGCCATATAACTCTGATAGTCATTCCAGTATTGATTATTATTTTTACCAATACCTTTACCCTTCATTACATTGCCTTCACCTGCATGATATGCACGTACAGCCTTCTCTAAATCACCTTTAAAAAGTTTCAAAAGATAAGACATGTACTTAGCCGCACCTTCAGCAGACTGTGCTAAATCAGTGCGGTCTTTTACGCCATATTGCTTAGCAGTACCTTCGAGAAACTGAAATCCACCTGTTGCCCCAGTCGCTTTGTTATAAGCCTTAGCATTACCACGTGACTCAATCATATGAAGCGCAGACAATGTGCCGGCTGGCAAATTGTACTTTGCTTCAATGCCAGAAAAGCCATATTTGGCAGCATTTGCCTGAACTTTGGCATTAACCGAAAGAACCTTTTGCTGTTTCTGAAGTTCCTTCGTGCGCTCTTTATCTTTGTTTACAAGTGATTCAAGTGCATTCTCTTGATCAACAATTCCCTTGATAACCAGTTTTTGCCCATCAGTTACTCCCATTACACCTTTCTTTTGGTTCTCACGGTATGTTTCCAATAAGAGTTCAGCTTCTTCAGCAGATTTTCCGTATTTCCCAATCAAGAGAGTTTTAAAATCCACATCCCATTTGCGATCTGCAAGCGACTTATTGATGTCTTTAAGCTTTTTATTAAGTTCAGTTACGTCCTGAACTGCTCCTTTCGCACCTTGACTAACATCATTAAAACCTGCTTTTGCATTGGCACCAGAAGCACGAACCTGATTTAACTCAGAGCTTGTTTGTTTAACAGCTTTTGAGTTTTCATCTACTTTCTTCTTACTGTCAGCAAGTTGGTTGATTTGATCCGAACTGATGAATGAAAGTTGGTTTAACCTATTGAAAGCTTGATTTACGTCAATAACGCCAGTCTTTAATTCTGCCCAGATACGATAAGCTTCAGCACTTTGTTTGTTGTTGTCGGTGATAGATTGGGTAAGTAACAAAAACTCATTCTGAGACTTCGATAGTTGAGCATTCTGCAAACTTAGTTGCTTTGTCAATTCACCTTCAGCTGCTCGCTTTTGAGCACCTTCGAGCTTCATAAGTTCATCAGCTGCCATACCAGCATAACGGGATTGCTCTTCAAGCATGTCATTGGCTTTATCACCTTTGTCTCGCATCAAAAGATATCCGGCAGCTAAACTTGCTACAGTAATCCCAATACCAACAGGTCCGCCAAGTAAACCTAAAAGACGTGATCCAATCCCCACACTAGCTGCACCAGCCGCTGCCGACCTAGCTTGCGCAGTTGCTAGTGCACCTTCCGCTACTGCTAATTCTCTTGTAACTTGAGCCTCAATTTTCTTTAACTCGGCCATACGAGTTAATGTCGCTGTTCTGCCTTTTTCAGTAATTTGGGATTTTAGACGCTGTACTTCTAGAGCTTTCTCAGCAGCAATAGCAACTAAGGTTGCTTGGGTATTTGCAACAACTGCTTGAGTGCTAATTACTTGTTGAGCAGCAGCAGTACGCTCAGCTTGAATTGCTGCATATTGCGCTACGGTTTGAGTAGCTAATTCCTTCGTTTTTGCAGCTACAGCAACACCAGAGGCATAAATTGCAGGAATGTAGGTTCCAAGCCAATATGCTCCACCAACCATCATTGCAGATGTTAAGACATCTAAGTTGCCAGCCAAAGTCTGAATAGTGCCCGCAAGAACTTGAGCTGCGCCCGAACCTTTACCTGACTCCCCAACAAATTTAGTAATTTCGTTGTTGAGTAGCGTTAAAGATTGCCCAATAGTGATATCGGTTTTTGCAAAGAGTGCATCAACATCTTTTTCTACATTTCTGAGTGCTTTTACAATCTCTTGAGATGTAATTTTCCCTTCTGCGGCTACAGATCGTAATTCACCTACAGTAATACCCATACCTTTAGCAATAGCCTTTGCTAGTGCTGGGGTTTGTTCCATAACTGAGTTAAGCTCTTCACCACGTAATGTGCCGCTTGCTAAAGCCTGCCCAAATTGGACTAAAGCTGCATCAGCAGCTTCTGCGCTTGCACCACTGATCGCAACTGCTTTTGATACTGTTTCAGTTAGTCGAGCAGTGTCATCCATAGTGAGATTTAAGGTTTTGGCATTATCACTAAAGCGTTGGTAAACCTGTAAAACTGAATCCCAAGCAGAATAAGTTTTTTGTGCGATCTGGAATGTATCTTCAGTAGCTTTATTCAACTCAGCCTGATTATTAGTGACCAACTTAAGGCGGTTTTGTAGTCCAGTATATGTATCCATCTTTGAAATGGCAGAACTTACTGTTACTAGCCCAGCCATATACCCAGCTAGTGATCGAGTAGCTACAGATAAGCCATCCATAGACTTAGAAGCATAATCACCTTTACGCTCAATGCTATCCAGTTCATTGCCCAGATTACGTGCATTACGTTCAGCATTTTGCGAATCAATAACAATGACCAAACGGGATTCTTGTGCCATCTTACTTTTCCTCTAGGCAATAAAAAACCCGCTTTCGCGGGTTTCATTTATTAAACTTACTTCAAAGTATTACTTAACAGTATTCACTTGATCTTTAAAACGTTTTAATGCGTGATAAGCCTTGCTATCTTTAGAACCGTCAATTATCGGATTTTCGATTAGGCCCTTGCTAGTATTAACTCGAATCCACGCTCTTTTTGACTTGAGGATTTTATCAACTGTAGATAAGTCGGTTACAAAAACCTTGCTAGATTCTAGAACTATGTCATTAGAAAAATCAGTTATTGTATTTTCTCTTAATTTAATTATTTCTCCATCCACATTCAAATCCACAGAATTAATAGCAACAATACTATTTATAACTGAGATCTTTAGTCCCACAAGATTAGGAGTATTACTTGACCAAATAGCACCTATTAAGGGACAAACCATTTGATCACATGCAACACCATGCCCATCAATTGAAACTCTTTTTGAACCATCAAACCCGCTCGTGGAAACCTTCGGCGCAGTTCCTGACGTTGTTGCACATCCAACTAAACCCAAAACCGATTAATCCAGCAGCCAATAATTTTTTCATGAATTTTAACCATTTGTTATAAAGTGTACTAACTCTAGCAAACTGGTTACTAAATGTCACATAAAGCAAAACCACCCGAAGGTGGTTCATTTCTATTAATTATTGCTAGTAAGCTTACTAAAAAGTAAATTAACAGCTATTTATAAAACTATTTACATTGAACGGCATAATTCTTTTTGTAGAAATTAGATATACTTACAAAGTTTTTTAATAATATTTCTTTTGTGTAATAATTGGGGTAATGCTTGAGTAAGACTGGCATATATTGATTCTTATAAACTTCCGGTAAGCGACTACATAAAATTTGTTGTTTACGAAAGAAGGGAATCTTTGGATCATCTAATTTATTTAATAGCCCCTCAATCTCTAGTTCTGCTTTCTCAATTTTTAACTTATAACTTGAATCTAGCTGTTTCTTATATGCTTTTTTAGAGCAACTTATTAAAGAAACAGTCAAAAGACCTAAACCAAATGAATATAGAAGTTTACCCAACATATTAAGCCGTTATATACATCATTATTTACATTATATATTTCTATAATGAAAAATTCATTAAATTTAATAGCTATCTCATTGATAGCTATTTATTAGCTTTGCTTTTGGAAGAAATCTTTTTATGCGCCTCATCAAGAAACAAGTTGTCTAGCGCAAAAATACAGTCAATAAAAATATGAGCAGCCACAGGCAAATCATTATACTCAGCATAGACAATAATTGCTTGCTGGTCTAATGATAACGGTATGCTTTGCTCATAACGTCTGGATCTGCAAATAGTGCTAAATGCCGAAAGAATGGATTCAGCCGCATAAGAATATTCTGGCGGATCCGGAATGTGGCCACCTAAGAATTTGATTTGTTCGATTTCGTGCGACGTTTTCGACGCATACGCTTTTTGGTATTTGTAGAGCTCGATGACTTTCCCAGAATTAAAGCCTTGTCCTTGTCGGCTTCTTCCTGAATCTTCTGGGCCTGCTCTTTAATGAATAACCAGATTGAAATACCAATGTCACCTTGATTGAGTAGTTTTGAGGCATTCTCAGGGGTATATGGTTTTTCCGATTCAACTGGCTGACCGTCTACAACTTCTGAAAAAACTATCCCCTTCCAATCTTCGATTAGGTGAGCAGCACATGCATCTAATAATAGTTCATGATATAGCTTAGCGTTTTCATCTTTTACCATCACATCATAGCCTTTGGATGTGATTTGGTTTCCTGCCTTCTCTAGTGCAACTTGAAAAGGCTTATAACCAATTCCCCGGATTTTAAACTCTGCCTGTCCACCTTCAGTTTCAAAAGTGCACCACTGAGCAACATCTGAGCTTTTAATAATTCCGACTTTTAAAGCCATAGCAACCTCTGAAATTTTAGAAATAAAAAAGCCCATGGGATTCCATAGGCTTCGTTACTGAATAAGCTGATTACACAAGAGCACGTACAATTGTTGGTGCAGTACGAACCTGAGCAAAGTTGATGTCTACAGTAATGATGTCATCACCACCTCCATCCGGGTGATTGGCTTCCATGACTTCCAATTGCGGGAAGTTGAACGAATATTTACTTCCTTTGCTGTCTTTAATATCGAAAGTCAGAGTGAACACATCACGGGTTTTGATTGCATCAATCCACCCTGCCGCAGTTGAAGAGAACATGAATGAAGCATTTGCTTCGATATCCATCATCTTTTCAATGTAGAACTCTGGTGTATATTTGCCAGAACCGATACAACGGATCGCTTCAAGATTGTTGTTAATTGAAAGCGTAAGCGATTGCATGCACGCTTTACCTTGAATTGATTGACCATTAATAAGCAAGTTTTCCACGTTTGGCATACTGACCAATGGACGGGTTGAAGCCGCTATAGGATTAGTGACAGGATTGACTTGCTGACGGGTAAAGGAGCTACCTACTAAACCAAAGTTACCTGTGATTTTCCCGGTTGTTTGAATGGTGATTTCACCAGTATTTACCTGCACACCACGGTAGATAAACACCTGCCCAATATCTTCAAAAACTTTAACCAGCGTTAATGACTTACGTACGGTACCACCAATGGTTAAGCTGTTTGCTGCCCAGTTATTGAAAGCTAAAGCACTTAAGAATAAATCAAAGGTACCAAGTGACAATTCAAACTCTAACTGACCAGCTACTTCAGCTTCAGTAACCACACCGCCTTGACGGTAGCGTGAATCCACCACCTCATTGCTTTCTTCAGTAGAGACATTTTCAGATAGACCATCGGTTACACGGCGAACGGTGTACCAAACTGGATTTGCCGGAGTTGTTCCTAAAACTGCTTCTTCACAAGCATATAATCGAATTTTTGCGCCTGAACTCATTTATAGTTCTCCAAAATTTAGGCATAAAAAAACCCGCTTCATCAGCGGGCAGTTATAAAAAATGGGCGTAAAAAATCCCGCTAAATTTGCGGGTTTTTAAGGTGTTGCATCTGTGTCGGAGATTTCTGGCGGTTCCACACCATTCATGGCTGCAGCTACTGCCTGAGATAAGTTAGTAGGCTGGAACTCCAATGGCGTTTCACTCAACGGTTCTGGAGGTTCTTCATGCAGTCGGATATCAATCCAGCGACCTTCTGGAATATCGAACGGATTGTCGTGATCAGCTACGATAGCTGCTTTTTCAACATCAAACTTTCGTTTGTAAGTTTTAATTGAAATATCACCATTTTCTAAAGTTGAGTATTCAACAGCTACGACTGTATTACCGTTAGCGTCCTTAGGAACCTCGATATACCAGCCTTCCTGAGCGAAACCTAAAGAACCTTTCAATAAGTAATCACCGACATCTAATTTTTCAAAATGGATAGGCTGTTTGTTTGCTTCATCATTTAATTCAATAGATTCTGCAAAAAGCTTAACAATTGGTGAGGCTGATTTAACAAAACCATTTGCATCAACTGTAGTGTTAGCAGTAGTCCGATATTCCCCCCATTGGGTCCACACATTATCGGCTGTTCTTGATCTAAAGTAATGCCTTTGATTAATTACATTTTTCCATTCTTGTCGTGCAAAAAATGAAACTGGATTGTATTCATTTATTTGTACATATCCTGCAGTACCACTAGGAGGAGCATTTGGATTACTTGCATTACTTGCTGAGAAGTTACCCGTGTTAATCACAGTATCCATATCACTGGATGTGCTCAATGTTGAGGCAATGCCGACACCAAAGTCCCCTACCTTTACAACCCTACCTAAGGTTTTATCAAAACTTCCAGCTGTCAATGTTCCTGTCGCTGCACTACCCAACCCGGTTACTTGAGTCCAATCAGGTGTCAAATTTGGAATACCCGAAGCAAAAGGCAGCATAAATTGCCGCTTACCTTGAGCTGAGTTATAGGGATAAGGCCGATGATCCCAAGAATATTTAAAGACTAGATTTGCCATTATGCAGTCACCCCGTCAATTACCTGAAAAGTCAGAGTCTCAGTGTGTTGAGTCACACCACCCACGACGGCTTTGATATCCATCTGACACAAGCCTAAAGGCCATGTAGCAGTGCTTGTTCCTGATTTAATATTGAGCCAGCCTTTCTGAGTGCTTTGACTTAACGCTGCACAAGTCAACGTTGCTACGGCGGTTCCGTCCAGAGTTTTAACTTGCGAAGTAAAGGTATACCCAGTTAAATCGATCGCTCGACGTACATCATTGGCTGGATATTGCAGTGCATCATCCATATCAACTAGCTGCAGATTTAAGTTGAATGTGTCACCACGCTTAAAAACATGATTGCTCATAAGTGTTTCCTTTAGACATAAAAAAACCACCTTTGAGGTGGTAGTGAATAAGACATAAAAAACCGCTTGTTAGCGGTCATTTAATTAAAATATTTTTAGGTTTGTAATCTATATCTACTAAAACTCCAATAACAATATTTTTTTTAGGACCTTCAATTGATTGCTCATCAACCAAATCAATATAAATAGTTTGTACAGCTAAGTTGTTTTCTGATTGCCATTTATCAACTTCCTCACCTACTACCTGAGCAATTCTAGTTTCTAATTTCTTTTTCTTTACTTCAATTTCTTGAAGCATTTTAATGTATTCGTTCATAAAACATTTGACCTAAAGATTGATTAAAAAGAAGAATAGTTACTATATCTCCGCAACTAGAGTAATTATTATCAAAACCAGCATAATAAATACGCATCAATTCAGAAACTATTTTACTTTCTTTTATACACCTACCTTAATTTACAAAATTTCTAAATGATACTTTTCAGTTACCATTTTGATTTTGATTCCTTTGTAGTATCTAATCATTGGATCCTTACTATCTTTGGTTAATCTGTCTTGAAATTTTTCATTTTCCATTAAAGCCGCATAGTCTTTATAACCAATGATGACCTTTTTAGGATTTTTACCATTACTCTTAAAATCATCAATCAGGTTATTCAGTTCTTTTAATTTCATTTTCACATCACCAATTTACATACAAATAAAGATTTACCGATTAAATATGACAAAAGTTTTATTTTAAAATTAAAAAAAATCTTTTAGCCAACCTTATACCCAATCGACACATTATACTGAATGAAGTCAGCGTCTTGCCTAACAAAAATTGACTGTCCATTTAAACATTCCAAATGTTCGATTGAGAAATATTCAAAATGTGCAAGCAATGCATCGCTTAGAACAGTTAAAGCCTTCTCCCCCGTATGTAATCGATCAAAACATTGAATCAAGATATTACCGGTTCGGCGTGTACAAGGATTATCGGCTATTCCTGAAATAAAACTCGGGCCGCCTGCAATAGTCAAACGGCACCATACTCCTTTTGTTGGCACATTAAAGCTTGGTGCATTTGGATACTGAATTCGATCCTGAGAAATACCAGTAAAAGCTTGCATACGATCGATAATAGCTTGCCTTGTCTGCTCTAAAGTCATTGCCATTTTAGCCACCGTACTTTTGAGAAATAAAGTTATACGTGAGGCCATAAATACCTTGTGGCGCTTGATCAGACCAACCGTTTTCCAAGCGCTCAGCATAAGGCTGGTTGTTCTGTATATAGACCAAATTACCCAATTTAATCTTTACAGCTTGAATAGCGGCATCCTGCACGGCGTTAGTTTCAGGTCCACGTATGCCATAGTCACCAGATCCAATCGAAACAATATGTGAAGCACGGTATGCACCAGTATCGACGGGACTTAAATTAACTAAAGATTGCACAGTATCCATAACAATATGCTTCACATGGTCTTCTGCTGCTTTAGACACATCAAGACTAAAACTAGTCGGCTTTTTCCCCTTCCATCCCATGATTTACCTCACTAGCTTCGAACATTTCAAATAGGTCTTGAGCGATTGCCTGAATTGAATAAGCTTCAAATTCCACACTAGGCTCTCGCTCACCCATTCGCCGTTTTACTATTTGCCAGATATGAACAGCTTCATGTAAAAGCAATCCGTAAACTTGAAGTAGGTCTTTATCCGCCGTATCACCAATTTGGACAATTGCATAAGCACCATCAGAAAAAGTACTAACTTGTGCATCCGCTCCCATATCCAGAAATTGATCAGCTTTATCTATATCTTCAAATAACAAATCCATGTGTAGTTGATTTCGAGCAAGCGTATACTGCACATGTTGGAATGGTGAGATATACCACTCTGGTACATAATCTGTACTTACCATTCAACCTCCTAAATTACAGCTAATAAAAAACCCACCGAAGTGGGTTATAAGAAAAAACTTTACACATATAAAATTGATAACTTGTTTCTTTTTTTAACAATTTCATTAAATACAACAATCTTTTTATCCTGAGCTTCAAAGTGTTTTTTACTAGAACGTTCTGAAACACTCTTAGCTAGTGCTGTTTCAATTTCTTTAAACTCTTGAAACTCTTTATATGCTCTAACCTCTTCACTAAAGTGCAACCAAAAAAAAGGTAAAAGCTTTTGTATTTCTTGTACTTTAAAAAGAAAATCTTCTGACACTGCATCTTTTGCATTTATCTCAGCTTTTTTAGCTGCCAAACTATTTAGTTTTTGATAAAACAAATCCTGTTTTTTAAAAAATTCATCATTATCTAATATGTAGACAAATGATAAGGTGTAGAAGTCAAAAAAATCATCCAATACATTTAAAATTTCCTTACTTACTTTTTCATTATTAACTGATACGTGTTGATTCCTCCAATCACTAAAAAGAACCAATGCAGCAGCAGGTGCCAGAAATGCGGCAGTTATTGATAACCCATCTTTAATAAGGTCAAAAACCTTTTTAAACGATAAAGAATCTTTCAACCATTCCGTTTGAAATAGATAACCGATAATTAAATAAAGAATTAGAAAGACAAATGTCCAGAAAACTAAATCTTTTATTTTTTGTTCTAATTTTTTCTCAGCCATATATCCCCCTACTTTAGAAGGATATTAGACCAAGTATTTAAACCTTCCTCAACTGACATTTCCAAATGGTAGAGGCTGGATCCTGCTGTATATGAATAACGCGGAATGAGCCTAAGGCTGTTAACCACTCATCATCAATCTTTGGCTCTTTGGTAACTTCATTCTGCAGCACTGTAGCCTTCTTATCTGTGGCCAGAACTCCAAGTGTTTGGATCTCATATTGACTGTATGAGCCAAACAAAACGCCACGGCCAGAATAATTTTCTTTAACTTCAACATACGTTTCGGTTTTAGGATCCCAATTCGTTTTTGAAATCCGCTCACATGTAAAGGCATGAACGGCATCTGCTAAATCATCATTAAATGCTTCAGCAATGTCTGCCTGAATTTCGTCACGTAAGCCCATATCATGCCCTGTAAAGAGGTATGCCAAAGCCATTAAAACTTGCATTTGGATCTTTCAAATCAAGTGAATCAATAAAATCAATTGCTATCTGTTCAAAGCTAGAAATTGCTTCAGATCCATCTTGGTATTCTTTTTCTGACTCAACAGAATCAGCTTTAACTTTTTTACGCTTCAACTGCTGGTCTTTGCCGTTATAAATTACTTTGGCCAGAATTCCTTTGATAATTTCACAAGCCGCGTCCTTAAGAAGTGGATCAATAGGATCTGGTACAAAACCAATTCTGTTTTTCATCCATACATTAGCCAGCTTTACCAGACGAGCTTTATCACTGTCTGGTGCAAAATCGCTGCCCAAAATTGAATTTGCGTCATCCACAGTAATAAAGCTCATTGCATTATTCCTTCGGGATCAATTTAAGGAGTTCTGCTTTTGTTGCAGACGGCTTGTAACCAATGTTTTTACTAGCCAAATACTCTTTTAATTGATCATTTGACCAGTTTTCAAAATCATTAGCTACCGTTTCTGTAGCAGGATTTTCTGCCGCTTTTCCAGCTTCCAATTCAGCAATACGTGCCTGCATTGCAGGAATATCGTTTTTAAAAGCTTCAAATTCAGCTTTAATACCGACCACTTGAGCTTCAGCATCTTTGATAGCTTTATCAGCTAAGACTGCTGCATCTTTTAAGCGTGAATTTTCCGATAACAATTCTGACTGGTTACCACCGGCCTGGTCTAAGATGGCAATTTTCTGCTTAAGCTGAGTGTTTTCTTCAACTACCTTTTCGCATTCAGCTTTTGCATCATCAATCACAGCTTGAAGTTCAGGGGTAATTCCCACTGCGACATTTACTGTGGCCAAAGTCGTTTTTTGTGGCTCTTCCAACTTACGAACTTCAACTGGAACTTCCAAAGATTCATAATCCTTTTGAATCTTTGGATAATTACCGTAAATAATTACCTCTTTTGCTTTCAAATTTGGGTTTTCATAATAATCAGGGTTAGCAATAATGCCCGTCTCTAATGCAGCAGCTGCTGCAATGCGTGTATAGATAATCTTCATGGCGCTTTTCTCTTAATAATAAAAAAGAGGGCTTATTAGCCCCCTTAGATTTTAATTTTTAGGTTTTAACCAGTTGTCGCTGTACCCGATAAATCAAGTAAGGTACCTGCTGTCATTTTGTTGCTGGTTGCATATTTGATCCAGTTAGCGCTTGAACCAAGTAATGTAAGGTCAGGATTTTCACCTTTAGATGTATCCCAACTATAACCAAGAATATCTAGGTTAAATGCACCTTCAGCACGCATACCGATTGCTAAGTTTTCTTCATCATTGATGTCATAAGCTCGGAAGCCCGGTACTTGTGATTCAGTTACTGTTACAGCACCATACTGCAAGCCAAAAGCATCGTTTTCCCCTACAGCATCCGTCACCAAGACTGGCTTACCTAATGTACCGGGTAAACCACCATAGATAACGATTTCAGATTCACCATAAATTTGCTTAGTGATTGCATCATCGACAATATCGAAATATGTATCTGAGTTCATCACCCATAAACCAATACGGCCAAACTTATCACCAAACTTACGCATACCACGAGTTAATGCTTTGCGGCCATCAACTACGATACTACCTTTTGCAACCATGTCCGGATTGCTAGAAATGGCAGCTTTTAAAGAAGCTAAACTGTACTCTAATCGGCCTGCAACCAATGCATCTGCAAGATCGTAACCAACAACCATAGCAAATTCTTCAGGTGTACGAGCACGGCGTTTAAATGCCTCTTCGGTTGAAGCATAAGGACCATATTTATATGGAACTTTTACACCTACCGACTCACCTGCACCGATTTTTTCCGGAGTTACTTTTGCATTGGAGTTCACATCGCGATGTTTAATGCTACCACCAACTTTGTAGAATGCATTTTTATTGAAGTCGCCTTGAATGATTTCATTACGATAAATAATCGCACCATTGGAAGCTTCATTAAAGACATTCAAATTGTCTTGTAATCGTTCTAAATACGCTGTTTGGGCCAGTTGGTTGTAGATGATCATGTCGGAATTAACTGTCGTAGTCATAACTACTTATCTCCAAATATATAATGATTAGTTCGGTAGTTTTAGGAAGGCATCATTGCCATGTTCTTTGATGTATTCTGCTTTCTGAGAAACAGACATTTCACTGCGTTTCATTCCTGCAGGCGCACTACCTTTGCCCCCACCTTGAAAACCGCCACCAGTTCCTTTACCACCTTTAAGAATTAAGTCTTTATGCTGGTATCCACCAACCAATGACTCTAAAGCTTCATCAACATTTGCAAGTTCACCCGGGCGGACACGCGAATAAATCTTTTCGCCGTTCGGATCATATGCAACCACCTTGCCCTCTTCGATTTTGAAGTGATGGCCAAAGGTTGCCTGAACCATGTCCACAGGTACTGCAATGTTGTCTTGAATGTACTTAGAACGAGCAAAACCACCGCCGATTAGTTCTTTATGCAAAGAGGCTTCTAGAGCGTCACGTTGCTCAACAATCGGAGCATATTTTTCTTCAACTGCTTTGATAGCTTCAGCTTTAACTTTCTCAACTTCACCGGCATCCACCAGCTTTTTATCATCGAGATTTTGGATAGTTTGTAAGGCCTTTTTAGCTGCCACTGGGTCTTCAATTCCTTCAAAAGCTTTTAATGCCTTTTCGGCCGCTTCTTTGGCTTCACGATGTGTTTTAGCTTCATTGTTTAAGCGTGCAATTGTTGCTACCGAGTGAGGTGCATCATGTGGCGTTTCTTTGCCATCATCATGAATATAGATCGGTTTATCACCGTCTACTTCCGCATATACCTTACCGTCGATCGTTACTGTTTTAAGTTTCATGGGTCATCCAACCTATATTTACAAAATGGGCATCCGCCCGGATTCGCCGTCTGCATCCACTTTCGGCAGGCATAAAAAAAGCCCTATTTCGAATAGGGCTTTTTAAAAATTAATATTAGTTTATTGGGTTGTTACTAACTTTCTATCTGGCTTTAAAAATAATTTCTTTTTAAAGAAAACTAAAAAAGTTGAGTTAACAACTGATATCAAGCCATAGAGAATAAATACTAATAAAATATGCTCATACCCCACCGCAAAAAGATAAATAATTGCAAATGAAATTAAGATACCTCCAGCCAATCGATAGAGAGCTATTGAAGTATCAAGTAAGCCTTCCGAAACTTCCTTTAAGAAATTCTTATGCTGAAAATTAAAATATCGATGTAAAAGCCAAAAAATCAAGCCTATTAAGCAGTTAATAGCAACAGCAACTAATCCAACAAAATTAAATTGATCATTTAATGAATTAACTATTTTATCAACACCCTTTTCTCCATCAAAGAAATATGAAAATATCATTGTTATTAAGTTAATTGTTACTACAATACAAAGTTCAACCAACATTAAACTTAATAAATTTATATTTTTACCAGAATAATTAGAAAGTTTTTTCATAATAAATATATTTAAAAAAGGAAAAATAAAATTAAAATATTTTAATTAATATTTCAATATTTCTTCCTATTTAACCAATTTACTATCTAATAATTTGAGATCATTCAAACTATATAAACGCCCCTCTGGATCATAAAATTTTTCAAAATCAAACTTCCCTTCCTTATAAAGCTTGAACCTCTTTGGCCCTAACCACTCTTTTTGGAAGAAATCATCTGTTTTCTTAAAGAACTCTTTGAATGTGGTGTTTGCATCCAATTGCCCAATTAATTGGCTGCGCTCATCTTTCGGGATGTCCTTTACTTTACGCTCATCCATTACAAATGGACGATCCCCTTGAAGTCTCCCATCTTTCTCAACTGGTACCAAAATACTGCGGCAGTGAGGATGCAACGGCGGTACACGTTTAGCAGGGTCGTTTATTTCCCAAATTGAACCCTCAAGCGAAGCACACAGCTTAGAAGTTCTACCATCTAGAACGCTAACAAAGCGCACATATTCAAAACCTAATTGATTAAAGCTATTTAGATAAGCTTGATTGGCTACATGACTGCGCACAGTCCTAACAGTTCGATCAATATCAGTCTTGGTACCATTTAAGATCCCATCCTCATAATTAAGCCTCTTGGTACCACGAATACGCTGAACAATTTGTTGATTCGTTTTTCCAGTACTGATTCCATCACGAATAGCATATTCAACTTTTTGGCGGGCACTTTCTGCAATTCTTGATAAAAGATCATCAACAAGAGCACCGCCTGTAAGTGGAACCTTTTTAGCCGCAGAATAAAGCTTTTCTCCATCAGGTTTATTTATCTTTGTGCCGAATAACTTTGCCATATAGCTGGCCTCATAAACGGCCATTGCTGTAGCTGAAACTGCGAAAGCTTCCGGCAAGCTTGTATTTACACTACTAAACCATTGAGAAATTAAATCTCTTATTTCCTTAAGATTTGAAGTTGTGTATTTCCCTCCGGCTAAAGCAATCTTTTCCGAATCACTTAATTCATCCAATAGGTCACGAAGCACTGAAAGCATTGCGTTCGTATCATCATTGAATAAACCTAATAATTCATTTACTGATTGCGAAGAAGTACGATAAAGATAAGCCTGGTGTTGAGTGAGTATCTCCAAAAGATTTTTATTATCTTTAGCCATATCACCCTACCTATAGATTCACTGTTCCGTCTTTTTCGCCTTCAATGTTGTCCAGCTCTTCTTTATACTTTTGTTTTGGGAACATTCCAGTTTGGTTATATTCCCACCAAGATTTAAATGAAGAACGGCCTTGTAAAGCTGCCTCATATAATTGTCGAGCTAGTTCAGCTTGATACCCTTGTTTATTGAATTCTTGACTAATTTCGAACATCAGTTCATCTTTAGTCAGAACATCAACATTTGGCGTTACAAACTTAGCTGCCCATCTTAAAGCCATCGAAAAAGCTTCATTCATATTCACAACACAAAGTGAAAGAACGGAATGCTGCACGGCGTCATCACTGTTAGATTCAGTAGCAGTCTTTTTGGCCGCTGAACCCTTTTCAATTAAACGCGCACCCATCTCTTTCATCTGTTCCCATTTATCCTTCATAGCTTCACGAGCTAAAGTGTTTGGATCTGCTTGTACAATCCCCAAATCGCCGTTTTCAGGTAAAGGTAAAAGGACTTTTGCACCGATATAAATGCCACGCTTTTTGGCCTCGTCGTACCAAGCCCAATTGACTCCCTTTGCATAAAACTGTGGTTGGCCCATATAAAAAACGGACTCTTGAAAGTCCGCACTATCTCTATAATGAGCTAAATTAAGATTAGCTAATGGAAGCAATGGAGGCTTCTTAATCTCTTCGGAGTTATCAATAGCTCCTACAAAGGTGAAAGGAATATATGACCAAGTATCACCGTTATAATCAGTTGGTGACTTCTTTTCTCCCCCCGTCCAAGAACCTTTATCCCCTTTGGTGTAAACCTGAACTGTATAGATGAAATTCCCTTCTCTATCAGGTTCTAACCGAAGAACACGGTACTGCTCTATCTCTGTTTTACTAAAGCCATCATTACCACGTTCCGAAGTAAATTCACGGATGACCACCAAGCAAAGCTTTTTCTGGTTATCGATCATCATTGAATCCCAATTGATCACATCAATGGCATTCAAAAAGTGAATCATCGGATAGGCTTTTTGCTGTTTAAACTCTGCAAGATTTCGTGCCGGTGTAACTGCTGGATAATCCACATATAGAGCGCAACGATAGTGCTTTAATAAATGCCGAATACCAGTCTGAGCCAATTGATAAGCACTCAAGCCAGCGCCGTTAGCATTGCGTTCTAAGTGAGCTAGTTCTGGAGGAAACTTAAAACTAGGATCTGTTGCAAAAGCTGCACCGACTAAGCTATTAGATGTTGTACCTGTAACTTCATAAAAAACTGCTCGCATTAAGTAGGCTAGATAAGCACTCTTATTTGCTTGGGTCTTATCATGAGCATTGGGTTTCGGAAGATACTTTTCCCCTTTAGCCTTTACAGCATCCTCGCCTTCACACACATCATCTAGCTTCTGCCAATATGGCAAGTTTTTAACATACTCAGGATGTTTAAAAGTTACGTCACTCATCGAGCAAATCCCATATCAGCAAAGAAGGCCTCAAAACCTTCATGTAATTCATTAAACGCATCTGAAGCTGCATCCACTTGGTCGTCATGTGTGCCATTAGGAAAATGACGAAGCTCATCAATAAAGTCCTTATTCCATTCACCTTTGAGCATACGTACATTTCCTACGTTAACTTGGGCCGCAAATGGCTGTGCACGTGTAAGCTTGTCACCTGAAATTGGCTTAGCTATCACGCTATAACCCGCAAGAAGCTTCACAAATGAAGTAGCTTGCGATTTACCAGCTTGCCCGGGGTCTTGTGGTAGGCGCACAGAAACTTTTTTCCCGTCTAGCTTTGCTGTTTGCTCTAAACGCTTATTCACATTGTCAGGACCAAGCTGTCCTCTTGTAACATCTACAATGTAAGTAAAACCATCTGCGCCAAGAGCTTCTCTAACACCTGCTGTAAAATCACCTTCATTCTCAGTTGCCCCAAAGTCCCAAGCCCTAACTTGTTTCAATACATCCGCAGGCAAAGCATCAATAATTTGGATATTGTCAGGCTTAAAAAAACCGCCTGCTGGCGGTGATGGCATTTGACGATATTGCCCGGCAAAAACATACGGCGCAGCTTGCTCCATTTGCTTCAACTTTTGGATATTGTGTTTTGCTGGCCAAAGTGCGGATCCGTCTTCCTGAATAGCTGAAAGACATAGATGCTCCCACACTTCACCGTTACCACCAGCTACTGGAACGCCGTCTTTTCTATCACCTAGCAGCCATCCTGCCAAATCATCTTCATGTAGACGCTGCATAATGACAATGATCGGCGTTTCTGGTGAGTTAGTACGCGATTCGAGTGTGTTTTGAAACCAATCAATTACCCCTTCTCGAATAGTTTTTGATGAAGCTTCATGTGCTTTGTGCGGGTCATCAATAATAATGCAGCCGCCAAAGCCTTTACGAAGTTTTCCTGCACCAAAACCGGTAATCGTACCGCCTGTACCAGTCGCATAGCAGACACCGCCTTGAGAAGTTCTCCAGAAGTCTTTAGCCTTACTATCATCACGCAATGTAAGCTCGGGAAAGACTTTTCTATACGCCTCTTCTTGCACAAGAGTTCGTATTTGGAAGGCATTATTTGCGGCAAGCATTGCCGAGTAACTAATATGAATAAACTCACAGTCTGGATTCTTACCAAAACACCAAGCCATAAAATTAATTACAGCAATTTCAGTTTTAGAATATCGTGGTGGAACGTTAATAATTAACCGCTTTATCTCTCCGCGATAAACTTTCATTAAAGCTTCGCAGATTTCTAAGTGGTGCCAATTTTGCATCCATTTATAACCACGGCGCTCCTTAAACATGTACCTTGTGAAGAAATATAAATCTTCTTGCGCCTCGATCCGGATGGCTTTATCCCGAGCCGCATCAGTACTCATCTAAGACTTCCCTCCGCGCTTTTAAGTAATCTTCCATTGGAACTGGAATTTCAGAATTAACCGTCTGAACTGGTCCGCCGTCTTTGCCTGTAATTTCTTGGCGATTAGTAAATTGACCACCAATGTCTTTAGCGGCTTGTTCAAGAATTTTTAAGGCTGTTTTGACGTTTCTAGTCTTCTCAAGCTGTCTTTGGTATTGCTTCAATCGGTAGAACTTATTGGCAATTGGAATATCAATTAAGCCTTTATCAAACTCATCTCTGGTTTTTTCAAATAGTTCGACATACTTTTTGCTTAAGTTCTTACCAGCAACCTTTGTAGGGTCATAAGTTGCAACTTGAACACGATCTATATCAACGCCAAATTCTTGTTTTACGAGTTCAGCCACCTCTTGAGGTGTATCACGACAAGCAAGAGACTGAACTATAAAGATTTTCACAGGCTCTTTTAGTGTCGCCATAACTTCCTCATCGTATAACTACGTATAACAAAATGGGCAAAAAAAAGAGCCATTAGGCTCAATTGATTACACAGTTTCCGCAGCATTTTGAAATATCAAGATTCGAAACAAACGGCGGATTCTTTGCGACTTCAATAAGTCGCTTAACATTTTTGCTTGGGCCATAACGTTTAACTACGCCAATAAACTCTTCAAGGTCATGACCTGCAAGATAGTGCTTAGGAAGACCAGAACTATCGCTATAAACAATTTCTCCGTCCTCGTCTCTCATCACTCCAATGTGATAAAGCTCATGTTCAAGCAAGTAACAGAACTCTGTATCATTTGCACGCTCACAAAAAGAAGCGTCGACAGTTATTAAGTAAGTTGGCACAAAGCCGAACCAGTCTCGCATCTGTTGTTCTTGGCGAGCTTTCTTCCAGCCACCAACATTGAACATGACTTTTTCGCACTGGCCTAACACCATAGCTTGCTTGCTTTTATATGCAGAAGAGGCCCAAGCAAATGCTAAAAATTCTTCATTATCGTGAAGCAGCTCAGCTATATGATCATGATCGGGATTATAAAGAGGTCCACCAATAGTTAAGTAATTAGCAATAACCCATTTTTTTAGATCCGGTGCCGGTGTTAATCTAATTGCTTCCTCTTCATCTGCTTGATCAATAAAATCAGTGGGTGGAAATGGTCTGATCTGATCCATTAAATATTTGCCTCTTTAAATTTTTAAGCCATTGGCTAGCGAAATGAGCTTGGATCTGTAATGGACCAGATTCATTAATCTTAAATCTTGGTGCTGCCTCTATGCGAATTACTGTGTAACCCATCTCTTCAGCCACATCGTAACGATCAAGACTCCAAGCTTTGTTTTTTAGCTTACCCTTTCGACCACCCGACCAAGGGCCACCAGCAATTTCAACTAATATGTGATGTTCAATTAAATGAAAATCAAAACGCCAATGCTTTGTAGATTTAAACTGAAATTTCTTTTCGTATTTAATTTCCAGATTGTCTAAAGCTTCAGTAAATTCTTCTTCAGCTTTTAGATACTTTTCAGTAGCCTTAGGTAAAGCTTTATTGGGTGCTTTTTTCTTATAAAGCTTTTTATTAGTTAAATAAGTGTAGTCATCAACTTCCATATCTAACCCTTTTAATGCGTGATAAGAAATGAAAAAAAAACCATCAGCAAATGATTTAAGTTTAATAAATGAAAAACTTAAAAATCTCGATGACTCAATAAAAGAATTATTAGAGTCAACTTATGAATTTTTTGATAATGACCAATACTATAGTATTGAATCCGCTTTTCTACTTGATCATGCTCTTAATATAAAAATGCATTTTTACAAATCATATCCGGAATTGGCACCGGAGCATTTAAAAGATGTTGAGTATAACCGAATTATCCATATTGAAAATACTCAAGTATCACATACACGCGAAAAGAACCCCGAGGATAGCTTGGATCAAATTCAGCCTAAATACTCAAAAAATGAGAATTAATTAGCCTACTTCTTAAAAAAATGCCCTGCCAAAATTAGATATTTAGCAGGGCCTGTTGTGCCGCAATCCGTCCGGCAAAAGTTTTTTGAATTACTTTTATAATCTCTTTCCTATTACTGTGTTTGAATCTTACGAAACGAGCTATCAGCATTTTTGACTGTAGTATTAGCATTCGCTATTGACTGTTCAGCTTGGCTAATAAGTATTGAGGTTTTCGACTTCTTTTCAGGTTTAGACCAAGCATTATAAGCAAAGTAAACAACTGAAGAACCAACGATGGCTATAGCTAAGATCTTTAACATAGGCTAATTAAGATTAAATTTTGCGCTATTTTAATAATTTGTGATGAAATTATCATTATTTTCGGAAAATTAAAAAATCTGTAATATCAAAGCTCTCAACTAAAAGTTGCAAAAAACATACAACTTGAATGACTACAGTCGCTGGCTATTCTCATAAACCCGCAACTATCCTTTAAATCCATAATTAAAAAACCCGCTTCCAAATAGAAGCGGGTCACAAAAACAAAAACTTTCAGCGCAGTATTTGAAATGAATCATATATGGATATTCATATATATGCAACTACAAATTCAATGATGAAATCCATAAAAAAACCACTCTTATATAAG